AATAAGGTTTGGCAACAAATGCGGGTTATTGAATATCTTAACCAAACACCAGTTGTTCAATTTATGGAGCCAGAAGTAGAAGCAGACGATGTGATTTCTTATATCAAGAATAGCCCGATGTTTGAAGAATGGCAAAAGGTGATTATATCGGCAGATAAAGACTTTATTCAAGTATTGGATAATAAGACACTACTATTCCGACCGGTACAGAAAGAAGTGCTAAACACCAACATTGTATTGGAAAAGTTTGGTATTCACCCAAGAAACTTTGCTGTTGCTCGTGCTATGGCTGGTGACCCAAGTGATAATCTTGCTGGTGTGCCTCGCGTTGGCTTGGGAACAGTAGCAAAGCGCTTCTCTTTTCTAAAAGAGGATAAAGACTACTTTATTGAAGATATCTTGGAAGAATGCGGAAAAGAAGAAAACACACTTAAAATTTATAAAAGCGTAATTGAATCTGAAGATGTTATCAGAGAAAATTACGATATAATGCAACTCTCCTCCCCTCAGATGTCGATTCAGTGTAAGTCTCGCATTGATGAGACATTTGAGGGATTTACACCACAATACAACCAAACAGAAGTTAGAAAGCTTATGATTAAAGATGGTGTCCTAACAGTGAATATGCAAGATTTGGAACAAACTTTTAACCATATTATTACTTCCTTTTCAGGATAAACAATGTTATACTATATATGTATTTAATACCAGCAAGTAAAGGGAGAGCATGGAAACCTCAGTTAGTTTTTCAAAATTTGGTAAATCATTTCAGGAAGACTTGTGTCATCTTGTTTTGAACGATAGGGCATTTGCAGACCAAATGTTTGAAGTTCTTGATTTGAGTTTCTTGGAGCTTAAACATCTTCGTATATTTGTTAAGAAAATCAAGGAGTATCGCAAAAAGTATGGAGTCCACCCCACATCTAATATTATGCATTCCATCATACGAACAGGTTTGGATGGAGAACCAGAATCAGTTAAGGTGCGCATCCGAGAGTATTATGCGAGGGTCTTGGCGAATGGAGAGATACCGAAGTCTTCTGAATATATCAAAGATACTGCTCTTGATTTCTGCAAGAAGCAAAAGCTAAAAGAAGCACTTATCAAGTCAGTTGACCTTATCAAATCTTCTTCTTTTGATGAAGTTTCCAAGATTATTGATGGAGCCCTAAAACTAGGCTCAGACAACTCTTTGGGATATGAGTATCTTGCTGACTTTGAAAAACGCTTCTTGGTTAAAGCAAGAGACCCTATAACGACCGGCTGGCAGCAGATTGATGAAATCTGTAAGGGTGGCTTGGGTAAAGGCGAGTTAGGGGTTGTAGTAGCCCCTACTGGCGCTGGTAAGTCTATGGTCCTCGTTCATCTTGGAGCACAAGCAATCAAAGCAGGAAAGAATGTGCTGCACTATACCTTAGAGCTTGGTGATACCATTGTTGCCGGTCGATATGATGCAGCCATAACCGGAGTTGAATTGAAAAATCTTGGTGTCTTTAAAGAAAAGATTTATGACGAGATTAAAGATTTATCAGGGAAATTGATTGTTAAAGAATACCCAACAAGGTCTGCGAGTATACAAACAATCAAGAATCATATTGATAAGTTAAGACGCAGAGATTTTGTTCCTGATATGATTATTGTGGATTATGGAGACCTAATCAAGCCAGAATCTTCTAGAAAGGATGAGAAAAGGCACCAATTAGAGACTATTTACGAAGAGCTTAGAGGTCTCGCTCAGGAGGTTGAATGCCCAGTATGGACAGCATCTCAGACAAACCGGTCGGGTCTGAATGCCGAAGTCATAACAATGGAGTCTATATCGGAAGCGTTTAACAAGTGTTTTGTAGCAGACTTTATCTTTACAGTTTCTAGAACCGTAGAGGATAAGAATACTAACCAAGGACGTATTTTTGTTGCTAAAAACAGAAACGGACCAGATGGCTTAGTTTATCCTATTTTTATGGATACTAGTAATGTAAAAATAAAGGTTTTGCCTAAAACAAACGAATCTATTGGTGATATAGTAGAAAAGTCATCAAAAGAGAAATTAGATAATTTAAAACAGAAATATGCAAATTTTAAAAAGGAAAAGAAAGGAGTAAGCTAGAATGGAATTATCGAATGAAATCTTATCAGAAATCACAGTGCACATGAAGTACGCACGATACCTAGAAGACAAGCAACGTAGAGAAACGTGGGATGAGCTTGTAACTAGAAATATGAATATGCATCTTAAAAAGTTTCCAAGTATGGAACTTCAAATAAGAAAAGCTTATAAGCAAGTTTTTGATAAAAAGGTTCTTCCTTCTATGCGCTCTATGCAGTTCGGCGGAAAGCCAATTGAAGTTGCCCCAAACCGCATCTTTAATTGTGCTTTTATGCCTGCTGATGATTGGCGCTGCTTTGGTGAAGCTATGTTTTTGCTTCTCGGCGGAACAGGTGTAGGTTATTCAGTTCAAAAGCACCATGTAGAAAAGCTACCAGAGATTACAAAACCAAACATGAATAGAACACGTCGTTTTCTTGTTAATGATTCTATTGAAGGCTGGGCTGATGCAGTAAAGGCTCTTGTTCGCTCTTACTTTCAGGGTGGCTCACACCTTCGCTTTGATTTTACAGATATACGCCCGAAAGGTGCTGCTCTCGTTACTTCTGGAGGTAAAGCCCCAGGACCCCAACCTCTTCGTGAGTGTTTGGTAAAGCTGGAAGGCATGCTGTCGCAGAAGGAAAATGGAGATAAACTAACGCCAATTGAAGTACATGATATGATTTGTCATATAGCTGACGCTGTGCTGGCAGGTGGTATCCGTAGGGCTGCTCTTATTTCACTATTCTCGGCAGATGACGAGGATATGATTGCTGCTAAAACAGGCAGCTGGTGGGAATCCAATCCGCAACGAGGAAGAGCTAATAACTCAGTGGTTCTTCTCCGCCACAAGATTGATAAAGAATACTTTATGGGTCTATGGGACAGAGTTAAAGCCTCTGGTGCCGGCGAACCAGGTTTTTATTTTTCAAACGATAAAGACTGGGGGACAAACCCTTGTTGCGAGATTGGTTTACGTCCATATCAATTCTGTAATCTTACAGAAGTAAATGTGTCTAACGTGGAAAATCAAGAAGACTTAAACGAGCGTGTTCGTGCCGCTGCTTTTATTGGAACTCTACAAGCCAGCTATACAGACTTCCACTATCTTCGTGATGTGTGGCGAAGAACAACCGAAAGAGATGCTCTTATCGGTGTGTCTATGACTGGTATTGCTTCCGGAGCAGTTTTAGAGTTGGATATGAAAGAAGCAGCAAATTGTGTAAAAGAAGAGAATGCAAGAGTAGCAGAGTTGTTAGGGATTAACCCAGCAGCTAGAACAACTTGTGTTAAGCCAGCAGGAACAACATCTTTGACCCTGGGAACTAGCTCTGGTATTCACGCTTGGCACAATGATTATTACATTCGCCGCATTCGTGTTGGTAAGAATGAGCCTATCTATGGTTATTTGTCGCAAAATCATCTAGAGCTTATTGAGGATGAATATTTCAGCCCGCATACGACCGCTGTTATTTCTATTCCGCAAAAAGCACCAGAAGGCTCTATTTTGCGAACTGAATCAGCATTACAACTTTTAAAGCGTGTTAAGTTGGTAACAGATGAATGGGTAAAGCCAGGTTTCCGAAAGGGACAGAACACTCACAACATCTCGGCAACTGTATCAATAAAAGATGCTGAATGGGTTGACGTAGGCGAATGGATGTGGGATAATAGAAATAGTTACAACGGCTTATCGGTTCTTCCGTTTTCAGACCATACATATAAGCAGGCTCCTTTTGAAGACTGCTCAAAAGAAACTTATGAGGCACTTATGGGTTCGCTTACCAATATTGACCTAACAAAAGTCAAAGAAGAAGAAGACAATACCGACCTTAAAGGCGAAGTAGCTTGTGCTGGCGGAGCCTGTGAAGTTAAGTTTGTATAAAAAACTTGACATTCCTGATAAAATCGTTTACTATAATAAAAGAACTTAACATAAAGGAGAAAAAA